TGGATGAAAGTTAGCTTCAGGAGTTTTTCTCCATTCTTCAATAGTTGGACGTAATTTTTCTAACTCAACATTAGTTTTATCAACTACTTCTTGTAACTTACTATGATATCTATCACTTAAACGTTTAGCATATTCAGCATCAATCTCCATACCTGCAAGCTCCATTTCTGCCGCAATAGTCATTACAGGCATTTCAATATTAAGTAGAAGTGCTTTAATTCGTTCATTACCTGGTTTATTGAATTGTGCTAATTGCCATTCATACAACTTATAAGTCATATAAGCATCAGTCGCAGCATATAGTGCAAATAAATCTGGGTCAACTACAGCATATTCAATATCCTTAAACAAGTGGTCAATAGAATATTTTTCAACAGAAGAATCAATCTTATCAATGTACTGTTCTTTCAACCCTGCTCGTTTTTCATTTTCATCAAGAATTCTAACACCGAGCATTGTATCCCAATAAACACTAAGTTCAATTCCACAAGTACATTTAATTACTTGATAATCGAACTTACCATTGTGCATAAGGATCTTTGTATCGCTAAGTCTAGAAAATTCTTCTTTGATGTCTTGTTCTGTACATTGATTAGGTAATAACTCTCTTGTTGTAGGATTTATATGATTAATAGGTATATAAACATTTTTACCGCCAGGAGTATAAATACAAGGACCCATCAACTTACAAGTAATAGGTTCCAGACTATTATTCGTCTCCGTATCTATTGATATAATACCATTTGAAATTGCCGAATCAATATAATTATGTAAATCTTCTCTTGTGCGAATTACCTGAGTATTATCAGCATATCTACCTAAAACCCTTACAACTTCTTTACGAATCAGCTCCAGCCTATCCTTCAAAGATAGGCCAGAAGCTTTTCGTGTTTGTTTTATTATCTGCGTAGGGTCTTTAGGGTTACTTACTTTTTTAAGTACTTTTTTAGCAGGAACTTTTTCGACGATAAAATCGTCACCCCAAAGTGACGCCATTAATAATACCTAACAGGTCTTGAAGGTGCTGCAGTAGGCTGTGCTCCTACAGGAGGCATCTGAGTCTGTACAACAGGAGCGGAAGCTGCAGGTGCTTGAGGAATATTAGGAACAACTGGAGCTACATAAGGCTGCTGAGTAACAGGAGCTTCATACTGAATATTTACATCAGTCTTAGGAGTATACTGCGGAGGAGTTACATTTGCAGGAGCACCGGCCTGCGCCTGTGTGTTAGTTGCAGGGAATGCACCCGTAGCAAGAAATGTTTCAATTTCTGCATAAGTCTTGTCAAGAACAATAGTTCCCAAGAACTTTGTATCCTTAAAAGCATCTTCAACTTTTGGATAAGTTTCATCGGAATAAACTTTAGGAGAGCAGAACATTATATCATATGTTGTATCCATACTTCCTGCTGCACCATTTCTCTTAACTTTGAAAAGACAATCCTCCAAAGGACCATATTCTTCAAGCATACTCTTAAGTTTTGAAGCATAAGACATAGAACGCTCCCAAACAACAGGATGTATTTCAACCTGTCCCTGGTCATTAACACGATACTCAAGCATCTTAATATAGAACCTATTACTTATGTTATTTCCACTTGCACACAAAGGACAAGCTTCTGTTGCATCGTGTGGATCTCTAATACAGCTTACCTTGCGATACTTTCCGTTGATTGTAACATTATGTACCGTAAAGATATCAAAATCAGATAAATCCTTATACATAAACCTTACAACAGCTTGATCTCCGTCATTCTTAAGATTAAAGAACTCAAAAGAACCTGTCCCGCCACGAGGACGCGACTCTTCTATCTGCTGAGCTGTTTCAAAATTTACTTGTGCCATTAAATTACCTCTTTCTTTCTAAGTTTATCAATATTTTAATATATCTATTTGAAATATTCAACTAAAAACACTTCAAATTATAAACTTCTTCTTTTGTTAAATCATTTACATCTTTACCAACGGGTAACTGATATGTATTTATTATAACATCTTCAGGCATGGCCTTCTTGAATCTATACGCACCTTTTTCTCCTGCTGAGTCTCCATCAAAATATAAATTGAAAACACGTATGCCAGATTTCTTTAACAACTCATACTGGTGAGGTGTCCCTGTGCCAAAGAGACATACAGCAGGGATCCCTATACTCCATAAATATAATGAGTTTATCTGTGATTCGCATACAGCAATACTATTTATATGATGTTGTAATATGTAATACAACAGATAAACAGGTTTTTCAACTTCTCTTGGTATCATAAAGAAATGTGATTTTACACTTCGTCTTGTTATAAAAACAAGTCTGCCATATGCATCTCTTACAGGAAATACTAAAGTGTCCCTTTCTGGATCATATCCTACTTCAAACAAGTCCACAATTTCTTTTGATAACTTACGTGTCCACATATAATTGTGATAATACTGATATTTCTGTAAAGAAGACTCCTCCATATAATCTTTCTTTACCACATTATGTGTAAAATCAATAGACGGTAGATACTCAACTTCTGAAACAAATGCTGTATCGCAATACTCTAATAACCATTGTTTACCAAAGTCTCCTGACTCATCAAAACATTCATTAACAAACTGGTCAAGCGAAGCAGTATATCCACAAGAAAAACAATGAACTGTACCATAAGTTGTTTCTTTGTCATTTCTATCTGCAAATATATCACAACTTGCGTGTCTTTCAAGACCTTCTTTATGCTCGTGATTAGGACAACTTATGCGTATATTTTGACCTTTCTGTGGCTGTATATCTTTCAACTTTCCATTAGTCAACTGAGATCTTATTTCATATAATATTGAACTTATAGGTGATACAATAACTTTATTCCCGATTATAAATTCCATTAGAAGGTGTTGTCATCTCCCACTTCTTGAAAATCTTCAATTAACTCTTGAGATATCTGTTGTGCTGAAGGAGAATTTTCATTCGGTATGAAAGTAAAAATTCCTTTATTCAAATCTATCGCATACTGTAATTTCTTACCGTTAACAGCGTCTCTTGCTTTTACAAGATTTAATGTCAGAACATTGTCCTTTTGTTCTAGAAATACAAGTACTGTACTATCTTGTGATATGCGATCTGTTTGTGCAACATTAGAGGTGCTTTGACCCATTTCAGTGCTCTCACGATTCTGCTGTGAAACTGCAATTATCGGAATTTTTTTCAGTACTTGTAGATTTTTCAAATCTTTTGAAATGTTTGCAGCTTTTTCAACAGGATTTCGAGCATGCCTGTCGTCTTCTAGTAATGAATGTTGATCTACACATAATATGTCTAGTTTTTCCTTTTCTACAAATGCTCGTAACGCCGTTACTCCCGCAACACCATTTATCATAGCTGGAGTTAGAACTTTTATTGTACCTTTAAACTTATTCGGTAATTCTTCCATATACTTCTTATATTCAACAGATACGGAATCGTTACCTCTCATAATAGCACTATTTGAAATGTGAGAGATTAGAGTATCAATACGATAACCTACTTTATTTTCACTCATTTCACCTGAGTATATACCAACAGTTAGACCTTGTTCTGCAGCAGCTAATGCTACTTTATGTAGCACCCAAGATTTACCTACACCAGGACGGGCTACAATAGTTGCAAGTTCTTCGTTTCTGTCCCAGCCTCCGATACACTCGTCAAGTTCTTTAAACCCTGTTTTAATGTAGAATTTGTTAAAATCATCACACCTGTCAACATACGCATCATATCTTGAAGTATTGTGAAAAATATCTACAACATCCATATGGGTCGACTCCGAAACATCCGAAGCAGCATTCGTATAAACTTTCATAGCTTCGTCAACTTTATCTTGATTAAGCAAGTCACGAACCTTATTAAATACTTTTGCAAGTTTGCGTTTATTATAATCAGAGCATAATTCATCAAGTAGATATCGATTATTCTCTTTTACTTCAATAACATCAAAATCAGGAAATTTACTTACAAAGGTATGTATATCGGGACAATTACCATAAGTATTGATATGTGAAATTATCCAGTTATATTCATTCTTGTAATCACTGAAATAATCTTCTGTTAGATTATTCATCAGTAGTACTGAAGTATCACCTGTCTGAAGTAACTTATTAAGAAATTGTAATTGTACTATCGCTTACCCCTCCACAACTAAACCACGTGTGTCTTTACCTTTTAATTCTATATTATAGGCAGTGTTAACAATGCGCGAGTATAATCTCTCTCCTACACGTTCATTTAACTGAGCAGGAGACATATTTGAAGTATATATGTTAGATTTATTATTACTGATTCTAGCATCAATTATATTCAACAAGTTTTCAATTTCAAACTCTGTCCCCATCTTCGTGCCTATATCATCCCAGATAACTAAGTCACAATCCATTACATTATTCTTTATGTGTGAAATGTATTCATTTCCTTCTCTTATATTATCCTTTAACATAATGAAGAATTTTGGAACACTTATATATAATACTCTACATTTTATTTCAGTTTTGTGCCATATCTTATTTATAAATGTTTGAGCAAGTCTTAACGCCCAACTGGTCTTACCATTACCGCAATTCTGTGAATATAGATATAAATTGCTTCCTTGTTGAACAAAATCTTCAATAGTGGTTTCTATCTGTTTAAGTTGTGTGAAGGAAACTTTATCTGTACCGTCATCATCAATTCTTAAGTTAAGATGTTTACGCTGAGGAATATTAAATAATCCTTCATTGTAAAGAGCATCTGTTTTAAACAATTTTAAACAGAATTCATCAAGATGACAATTATTCTTACGATAAATGTTACAAACACCATGTAGAAAACAATCTTTCGCTTCAATCACTAAAATATCTCACTTCCTAATTTCGTTGAGCGTTCTTGCGGAACACTTGAAGGTTTAATAGCATAACTTGGCCTATAATTCTTTTGATACATATCTACTGCCCAGGTCATATCTTTATATCCATTAACTGTAGCTATTTCAAGAATCTTTAAGGCAACATCTAAATCGTGATTTGATGTTTCATCTACCATTCGTTGACCTACTTCAACAGCTTTCTTTGACATCCAACCTAGTTTAGTATAAACAGCATCAATCCACTCAGAATAAGCGTCGTGTAATTCAACATTAGTTGTCTGTATGTAACCCTTCATCTTTTCTTTTTCTTGTTGTAGTTTAGTGCCTCTTGGTTTAGGAACACTATTCTTAACAATCTTTTTCAAATCTTTAAGTACTGTTTCATCTCCAGCAAGCATTGAAGTTAATACAGCAATGTCTAATGTAACTGTATCTTTACATTCTGCATTAGGTTTCAATAATCCAATTTCAAATAACTGCGTATCAATCTTCAATTGTTCCTCTGCAGTTAATGTTGTTCTACGCGTTATATATGCTCTGTCAACTGTAAAATAATTTTCTTTTGTTTTTGATTTTTTTATTGCTTTATCATTTATATTCATTAGTTCGGATAGATATATAGCAGGATGTAATCCTAATATTTCTGCTACCTTTATATTGTAACTAACATAATTATCCATACTAAGTAGATCTAACAGCATATAAATTAACCTCGTGATATTACCTGTTTTAAGATATGAACATAATCTTCAATAGATTGTTTTAATTGTTGTTCTTTCATATTATAAATATATTGAAATGAAACTTCAACTTTTTCTAACGGGATATCATATGTTTCTGAAAATATCTGAGCATAGTCCTCAGGAAGAGATCTTATTGATTTCTTAACTGCTTGAACTAACGAAATATCATTTGTAACATTCTCAAGTTTAACATCATTTACAATAACATCAATAACAAGTGACATCAGATACTGTTTACGATTAAAGTAATATGTGACTAATTCAGAATAATACGCATATTCAGGAGCGTCCGCTATCAACTCAATTGGTACATATGCGTCATTATAGTCTTCCGTTAAAGTATCTAAACTACGTAATCCGTGATTAATACATCTTTTATGACGATTTGAAGCTTGAAACCAGTTTGCTCTGTCACATTTTACACAAGTATTCAACATTTTTTCAATAGCTCTGGGATCATTATATACTGTACTATTTTTATCTTTCCAGGCCTTTGAATCTAATGTGTATAGTAACGAATTTATGTACCAGTTATATGCTTCTTTTTCATCATACAGACCTTTATCTCGATTGATTAACTTCATTGGAATGTTCCAATATCTTAAAATAAGCGCGGACAGGTAGTATTCAGCGTCAGGGCCTCCAGAAAGATACCCTTCTACCAATTCTATCTGAGTAAGTTTTTTATAATTTGGAAGATTCTCAGCACTATGCTGATACATTTCTCTACATTCTTCTAACACTGTTTTTCATTATTATCTCCTTCTTTAAACAATAAAACAAGATGATAAATATGTAAAATTATCATAATCACATTCAAAATTATTGTTGAATATGCAGGCAGTAAACATCCATACACAACAAAAATAATACTGCCAACCAAATTCCATACTCTCATAGCAATGTTACCTTTGTGAGTATTTGATTTATACAACATACTCACAAGAATAAGTAAACTACCTGAAAGACCAATAAGTTCAACTCCTATAATAAACATACCTTTCTATATTAGTTTTGTATAAGTATATTATAGTAGATATATCAATAAATTACAACTAACAAACAAAAAAATAAGCCCATTTGGGCTTATTTTAAATCATATATGAATTTCTGTAACATATCAAATGTTCTCTGGTCTACAACATTATCAACAACATAATCACTTATAACAGCTTTACTATCAATAAGATATTTTACTCGTTCATCAAAAGTACCTTTTATAATTAAGTTGTAAACAAATATGGGTTTCTTACTGCCAATTCTATGAATGCGCTTCCAACATTGTTCATACTGTCCTGAAGTAAAAGGTGTATCAATAAATATTCCATAATTTGCAGCATTAAGTGTAATACCTGTACCACATTTTTGCCAAGTGGCAATAAATACTTTACAATCTTTATCTTGTTGAAATTTATCAACATTTGCAGAAATTACAGCATCAGGAATATCTCCCGTACAAATTAAGGGATTGTATGCTTTAAGTTTCTCTGCTAACTCAGCAACTGTTTGTTTGAAAGTAGAAAATATAACTACTTTATTACCATTACCTGTAATACTTTCAACTAATTCACAACACCTGTCTTGTTTAACAGAAGGAACAGTTGATGTAGTTAATATAGAAGGACAGGCGGTAGCTTGTCTCAATCTTGAAACAAGAGCTAGAATATTAGTTCTTTTAAGTTCTACTTTATCTATTTCATCAAATATTCCGTCTACAATATTCTGATAGAATTTTGATTGAACATCCGACATTTCAAGCTCTTCGTCAATAAAATTCTTATCAGGAAGGTCTAATATATCATCAGTTCTTCTTAAAGAAACAGAGGCTATCTGGTCCTTCAAATCGTCAACATTCTTATACCCAATAAATTCATTTCCAAATAACCCACCATACTGAGTATAGTGACATCTAAAGTTAGTATATGTTGAATGTTCTGCTCCAATCCATTTTAAAGGTACATAGGCGTCTAAAGGATTATTCAAGAGTAGTGTGCCTGTCATAGCTATCATATGTGGAGCATTTAATTTAAGTAGATTACGCGATTGTTGAGAAGTAGGACTTTTAATAACGTGTGCTTCATCTAGAGCTATCATTTCAAATTTATTCTTACCATTACGTAGTTCTTTAATTATCTTATCATCACGTAATGTCTCTATATTAGTAATTAAGAAGAATTCTTTTAATGGCTTCTTCAGTTCAGCTAATCTTTCAGGAATTGAACCATAAACTATATTACCATTTTTTGTAATACGTTTACCTAACACTCTACAAGATAAATTTGAATGTTTGGCGATTTCCTTCTCCCAGTTTGCCTTTAATGTGTTCAATCCACAAACTATTAAACAATGTTTTATTCCATCACGTTTCTTAAGCTCTTGAGCCAGATATATTAGCTGAAGGGTTTTCCCCAGACCTGGCATATCAAGCAACAACCACTTTGGATGTTTAAGCCCAAATTGTATACCTTCTTCTTGATATGTGTAAGGCTTAGTCTTATAATTAGGAAGTTTAACATCTGGCTGTTCTTTCAGGAGTTTATCTTTCTTCAATTTTATCTTAATATCATCTATACCTTTAACACCATTTAAAAACTTGGCTAAACGGGTTGTAGGTATTTCCCAGGTATTTACCTTCTTATCATAATTCAAAGGCGTGCAACCCTTAATCACAGCTAGTACATCTTTATTATAAGGTGTAGTTATAAACAACGAAGTAACTCCGGGTATTTTTGAAGGTACCTTCTCTTCAATGCTAATCATTTTCTTTTTGACACAAATACATCAGATGTACTAATGGTCATATGTTTCTCTGATGTAAATTCAAAATCTAAATTTACTTTAAAACTATTGTTACATTTATCACACTGATAATATTCTTCTAAAGAAGTTGTATCTGCAACCACTTTTTCAATTATTCCGTTATTATCCTTCAAAACAGCTGTGGGTTTACCGATTACATATTCAGGCAAAAATATTTCAGCAGGATGATATTCGCAACCACAATAGGGACATTTTATATAATTCATAAAGTTCCTTTCTCGTTTCTCTATTAATTAAATAA